TCAGAGGTGAGGGAAGAACGGCTCGCCGCCGACGGGGAGCAGATCCAGCTGACGGTCGCCTAGCGACTCGCGATAGGCCTGCAGCGCTTGGGCGCGCTGATACGCCGGTGTGGGTGGAAGCTCGCTGTGTGAGGTGGGCACGCCGCTGGGGCTGGCAATACCGGTCAACTCCGAATGGCCTGTATATGTCGCGCCACACATGGGGTTCTCGCAGACATAGGAGTCATGCCTCAGGAATTTATGTGCGAGAACGCTGGTGCGTTTGATGAGCCTTGCACTGCATGCCTCGCAACGAAAAACGATCTTTTTCCGACCGAACATGCTCACCCCCTAGAGCGCTTGGAAGTTTGGACTTTTGCGGCATAATCTGGCGGTGCTTTGAGGCCAAGAGCGATTGCAGCGGTGTGCGCGTCGCCGTATTTGCCTTGAGAGCGCCCACGGAGTAGGTCGTCGATAACCGTGCGATTCACCCCAAGTTGCCGGGCGAATCCGGAGACCGTGATGCCGTTGGACACCAACCATTCCCGCGCCTCTGCTGGGCTTCGGGGATGGAACTGCTGCTGAGCTTGCACGTTGCGGGGCATCGGTTGCGGTCGTCTGCGGTTTTGGAAATTGTTGGTGTTAACACCAATTTTGTCAATATGAGGAAAAACCTGAGTGACTGTAGGGAAACGCCTGAAGGAAGAACGCAAACGCCTGCGCTTGACGCAGCAGGAGATGGCGGACGCATGTGGCATCTCGAAGTGGGCGCAGCTGTATTTCGAGAAGGACCAGAACATGCCGGGTGGAGCCTACCTATTGGCCGCGCATGCTCGCGGCGTAGACATCATGTATGTGCTGTTAGAACAGCGGGCGGAATTGGACCCATCCGAGGCCACGTTGGTGGATGCGTTTCGTGCCGCATCGCATGAGGTGCGCACCGCAATGCTGTCCAACCTTGGATCGGCACGCGGTTCTGCTGAGAGCGTTGCGCCGGTCGTGACGTTCAACGACGACAGCCACGTATCTCAAATGCTTAACACGACAGGCGCGATCGACCAGAGATACATGCAGATCAACGTGGGCGGCCGCAAAAAAAAGAAATCGTGATCAACGTCCAGATAGGACAGCTGGTCCTCGCAAAAGAGAGCGTTATCGGCAGCGGCTGGTCGACGTTTAGCAAATAAAAAAGCAGTTCAGATCGCGCGCACAAAAAAGGCCGCCGGTCTATAACCGGCGGCCTTCAAGATGTCGGCGCGTAGCTCCATGCGATCGAACAGCCATCATCCTGATGGCGCGAGATGGCCTGACATTCTTAGGAAGAACGTTACATTCTTCCTCGCGAATTCGGCATCAGAACATTCCTATCAGCTGTGTAGGAAAAGGTTTGGTCTGATCAATGTATGAGTCTTCGTATCGGGTGCAAGACCGCTTACAACACACTACTGGGATTGCCCGAGCGGAAGTGCGCCACGTTCTAGGAGCATGTCTAGGTGCACGACAGCAACTTGTCGCCCTGCAGTCACTGCCAAGAGAGAAGTTGGGAAAATTTCCTTGAGGATGCCTTCTTTCATGCGCTTATTGAGCCGCTGCATGTCATCGATGTGCCAGGAGACTGTCCACTGCTCCTGAGGATGATTAGGAACGCGCACTGGCAAGATGTGAAGCGCGTAGCGGCCAATCATGATTACCATCGTTACTCTTGAGTCCCCTAAAGCCGATCAGTCAGGCTGCCACTGCAGATGGTGCAAGTTGCGATTGCAGCTTTGCGATGCCTTGGGAGGATAGCCCAACGATAGGCTTGATGCATTAACCATTTAGGTCGGCTCGCCTAGGCCCACTAGACGAAGGAGACGTCGTACATGGACAACGACATGGTTCGTATCACGGATGGGTATCAACTGACTGGGCACGTGGTCCGTGTTGGCGATCAGTTCTTTGCAGAATTGCTTGTATCGAGAGAGCGAGGCATCACGTTGCGACTGCATCGTCTACCTGCTGGCCCATTCGACACACAAGCCAAAGCGCTGGTGTACGCAAAGGCTGAGATGTCGAGATGTGGCCTATCGAGTGATGGCTCGCTGCTGACTTTGCACGCAGCGGCGAGCGAGAGTGGGCGCGCCGAAGCAAGCGAGGAGTCAAGCCGTACTTTCCAACTCAAGTGAAGTGGTGAAGCCGCTGGAACCGCTCACCGTGTGGGTCGTCTTTGCAATCAACCAACGTTGCCCATCAATCTCCGGCTTGAAGCCGCTCATCGTGACGATGTGCTCTGGGAACAGATCCGCGCGGCCGATCGCCAGGGTGTAGTCGAATTTCGCCACGCCACGCTTCACCCGCTCCAGCTCCGCATGCGCATGCTGGCGTGCCGTTGCCACATCGGCATACGACTCGCGCAGGCGCTTAGCGTTGTCGTCTGTGCCGACCAACACCGACTGCCGCCGCGCCTTGCCCTTGTCCATCCAGTACGCGCGCACGCCGGTGTAGGCATCGCGGTCGGCCACCGAGTAGCGGTGCTGGTCGCCGTCGCGCCGCGTCAGGGTGACGGTCGGCAGCGGTTTGCCGGTCGCGGTGGTGCCGGCGCCGATCGGCGCAAACACCAAAGCACCTGCCTTCACTGTTGCCACCGCATCGAAGCGATGCCCCAGGCGTGTCAGCAGATTCATATCGCTCTCGTTGGCCTGGTCGAGATGGGGCAGCTTGGTGCGTGCCAGCGCCTCGGCCACGCGCGGCGTCAGTCCATGCTCGCCGGCGAGCGCGTTGAGCACTGCACCCAGCGTGGTGTTGTGCCAGCTGCGTTCGCGCCGCGTGCGCATATCGGCGGTGAGATCCGCACTACGCGCGCGCACGGTGACGATGTCCGGCGTGCCGCTGTACTCCACCTCGTCCACGATGAACGTGCCTTTGTCGACCAGGCCGGTGGCTTTCCAGCCCAGGGCTACGGCCAAGCGCACGCCACGCTTGGGCAACGCCATCTTGCCGTCGTGGTCGTGGATGCGAAGATCCAGTTGATCGGCTTCGCCGCCTCGGCATTCGGTGAGGGTGAGATCGAGCAGGCGCGGAGCGATGCGCTCGGTGAGGTCGGTGCCATCGAGCAGCACACGCCACTGTGGAATTGGGTAGCTCATGCGGCGGTCGCCTCGGGCGCCACGTCGTCGGTGCGGCGCAGGCTCAGTTGGAACTCGACGCGGCGTGGCGTGCCATCCGGGAAGAACAGCGAGGCCGTCTCGTTGACCGCCAGCAGCACATACGGTCCGTACACCCAGCCGGTGCCATCGACCAGCGGCAGCGGCTCGCCGGCTGCTGCGAGTCTGCGCAGCGTGGTCAGCGATCCGCGCGTGCCTGTCAGGTCCGGCGCGATCAGGCCCGACAGCTCGATGGTTTCATCGCCTGGGCCCAGGAACTGGCTGGCCGCGCGCGCACCAACGCGTTCGCTGGTGGCGTGGCGCCAACTCATCTGCCGCTGCAGTTGCAGATAGGCGGCGCTATCGAGGGCAAACACAAACGTGCCGTAGGACATCATCATCGGGGTGGATCCTCAGTCGTCGCGCAAGCTGGAGCGGCGGGTGGCTGCCGTGCGCCGGTCGCGCTCTTCAAGTTGGCGGGCGACTTCGCGCGCCAGTGCGTTGGTATCCATGCCTGGTGCGGCATGGACGTGGATGACGTAGCTGTTGCCGCCTGCAGGCGCGCTGGCGGCGCGCACAGGGGCCGACAGCGGCGCACGGCTGTCGATCGCCGCCACCGGCGCCGTAGCCGTCGCCAAGGCCAGTCCGGCCCCCATCGCCCGCATCCGGTTGCCGAGCGCCGTGACCGCCTGCACAGGCGCGCCCTGGCCGCGCTGCAGGCCCACGGTGAGGCCTTGCATGGTGAAGTCGCCCAGCTGGGCGAACACGCGCGAGGGGCTGTGAATGCCCAGCAGGCCCTTGAAGCGATCGACCACACCGCTGCCGACGCTGGCGATCGCATCGCCGGCCGCACCGAGCTTGGAGCGGATGCCCTGAACCAGGCCGCTGATCATGTCCGCGCCGGCCTGCAGCATCCGGGCCGGCCAGTTGGCCAACTGCAGGTTGATGCCGGCCCACAGCTGTAGCAGTCCTTGGCGGATGCGATCACCGTTGCCGGTGAACACGCCCACGATGAGCGACCAGGTGCCCTGGACGGTTTGCCACACGCCGCCGAGGATCTGCTTGATCACCGGCAGCGCGAACACAAACGCCTGCACCAGCCAGCCGATTGCCTTGACCGCCAGCTGCAGCTGGGTGACCAGTACCGCGCCCAGGATCTGCCCGAAACCACGACCTGCCTGCGTTGCTCCGTGCAACTGCGCGGTGGTGGCCTCGAAGGGCGTCAGCAGCTGCTTGACCCATGCCCAGGCCTGGCCCATTGCAGCGGCCACGGTGTCCCACACCGGCGCCAGTGGCGCGAGCGCGGTCTTCAGCTCGGCGAGGACCGGCGCGGCAACATCGACGATGCCTTGCCAGACGCCAATAGCGAAGGCCTTGATCGGCCCCCAGTACTTCCACACCAGCAGCGCCACCGCAGCGACGGCCGCACCGATCGCCAGCACCGGCAGGCTGACGCCGCCGAGCAGCGGCAGCAGCAGGCGCGCGCCATTGGCGAGCATCGGCAGCACGCGGCCGCCGAACGCCAGTCCCTGCCGCAGCAGCGCACCAAAGCCGCCACCGCCCGACAGCAGCGCGACGGCGCCGTGGATCTGCGAGAACGCCATCGCGGCGACACCACCGGCGACCAGCAGACCGCCCAGGACGGTCAGCAACGCAGCGCCGCCGATGACGACCTTGGCGATCGCACCCACCAGCGCAGGATTGGCGCGGATCCACGTCGTGACCTGGCCGACTACCGCAGCTGTGCGCTCGGTCAGTTCCTTGAACTGCGGCAGCAGGGTCTGGCCGATCGACTGTGACACCACCACGGCAGTGTTCTTCAGCAGCTGAAGCGAGTTGGCCGAGGTGGCCACTCGCGATGCGTACTCAGCCGACATCGAGCCGCCGTAGCGCTGCGCATCGGCGACCTTGGCGAAGTTGCCCTGCAGCAGCTCCAGATTGGTCAGCAGCGGCGCAATCGCACCGATCGACTCGCGGCCGAACAGCTGCGTCATGGTCGCGGCCTGCTCGGCCTTGGGCAGTGCGCGCAGCTTCTGCAGCACGGACATGATGGCCCCGCCGGCATCCTTCTGCATGACCTGAGCCATGGCCGTGGCCTTGATGCCCAGCTTGTCAAAGGCCTCGCGCTGGCTCTTGGTGGCCGACTCGCCCGAGGCCAAGGTGAGCAGCATGTTCTTGATGCCGGTGGCCGAGACTTCCGACTCGATGCCCATGCCGGCGACAGTGGCACCCAGCGCTGCCAGTGGCCCGCTCTGCAAGCCAGCGACCTCGCCCAGGGCACCAATGCGGTTCACCACTGCGCTGATCTTGTTGACGCTGGCCGGGCCGGTGTTGCCGAGGTAGTTGATCTTGTCGGCCAACACGACGACCTCGTCCTGGCCCATGCGGAAAGCGGTGCGCCAGGTGGCCATGGTTTGGCCGGCTTCCTCGGCGCTGCTGTCGAAGGCCACGCCCATCTTGGCTGCGTCCTCGGCGAAGCGGACCAGCTCCTGGCGCGGGATGGCGGCCTGGCCGGCGGCCGCCACGATCTTGGCGATCTCGGCCGGCAGCATGGGCAGGCGCATGGAGAGGTTCTCGACATCGCGGCCCATCTGCAGGAACTGCTGCGGCGTCTTGAAGTCCACGACCTTGCGCACGTCGGCCATGGCCGACTCGAACTCCATCGCATCGCTGATTGGCAGTGCCGATGCACGCAAGGCGCGCTGGCCGGCGAACGCCATGCCGGCGCCGTACGCGCTGGCCTGCAGGCCAGCGCTTTGGATCCGGGCGCTACGACGCTGTGCAGCGTCGATCGCCACCAGGCGCTGCTGCTGGGCGCGCATCGCGGTGTTGGTGCTCTCGATCTCGCCACGCAGGCGGCGCTCATGCGTGACCAGCTCGCGGGTGCTGATCCCGGCCGTCTCCAGCCGACCACGCAGGCGCTGCAGGCCGGCCTCCTGCGCACCGTGCGCGGTCTTGAGTTCGCGTGCGGTGCGCACGGCGCGCTCGAATTCGGCATTCATGGCAGTGGTGGGCGTGCCGGTAGCCTTGATCTGTTGGGCAAGCGTGCGCACCGATTGCCGCTGTGCGTCGAGCGCGGCCTTGGCGCGCTGGGCCATGGCCACCTGCTCGCGGTAGGCGCCGATATCGCGGTGCTGGCTGTTGAGTTGGCGCAGCGCATCACGCTGGTTGCGCAGTGCGGTGGCAACGCCACGGCTGCCACTGAGTACGCGTTTGAACGGGCCGGTGGCGCGATCGACGGCGGCCAGGATGACCTGCAGGCGCAGATTGTCAGAGGCCGCCATTTAGGCGGCCTGGTGCGTTGGGTGGGGCATCATTCGGCTCCGCTTCGCAGGCGGGCACGCTCGCGCCACGCCGTGAGTTCGTGCAGCGACCAGCCGTCCATTTCAGACGGCGGCCAGTGGAAGATGGACGCGATGTCGGCCATCGCATCCTCTACGCAGTTGGGGAAACCGCTTCCCTCTGTGCCTTCGGCAAGAAAAAAACCTGTACCTCCTGGCCTACGGCCAGCAGGTCCGCCGGATCCATCGCATTGACGTCGGCGGTGGTCAGCGTGGGCGAGGAAATGCGCGGCAGCAGTGTTGCCAGCGCGGTGACATCCAGCTGCAGCACATCGGTCAGCTTGAGGCCGCGCAGTTCGCCCGCACCAGGCTTGCGCACCTTGAGGTCGGTGATGGTCTGCTCGCCGCGCGTGATCGGCTGGTCGAGGGGAATGGCTGGGGAAAAGGTCGGGGTCATCGGTTGGTCTCAGGGCTGAGGCCTGGCGGCGCCAGGCCGGAAGGGTCAGGCGCCGATGGCGCGGCGGTGAGCGGCAAGCAGATCCACGCCGTTGACGATCTCGATCATGTTGACCAGGTCGATCTCGATGACGGTGGTGCCGTTGATGGTCAGCTTGTAGTAACTGGCCGAGGTCTTGACCGAAAACTCGGTGTCATCACCGGACTTGCCAGTGCCAGGATCAATTTCGCTGTGGCGGCCGCGCACGACCACTTCCACCGCATCCACATCGGCGGTGTCGTCGCGCTGGTAGGCGCCGGCAAAGCGCAGCTGCACGGCGTTGTGCGTGGTGGCGCCGTACTGATTGAGCACACCGCGCATCAGTCCGCCGCATTTCCATTCGAGCTCGATCTTCTCCTGCCCGAAGTCGATATCGACCGGTCCATTCATGCCGCCGCCGCGGTATTCCTCCATCTTGCGGGACAGCGTGGGCAGCTTCACTTCGACAACTTGGCCGAGATAGCTCTCACCGTCGTTGAACAGGTTGAGCGCCTTGAGTTTCTTGGGCAACGCCATGGGGTTCTCCGGAAATCAGATCGGGTGCGTTACGCGTTGACGCGTTCGGCGAAGTCGGCCAGGTAGCTGGTGGTGATCTTCTGGTAGAGCTGCAGGTTCTCAAGCGGCGGCACCGGCGTGTAGTCGTAGTCGATGCGCAGCGCACCATCGGCGAGCGTGGTGGCGCTGTTGACGGTGCCGTCGTACCAGGCGTTGGCATCGATCAGATAGCCCGACGACTTCAGGTCGCGGAACTTGGCGTTGATCGTTTCGATCAGGTCTTTGACCAACGAGGGATGCATCGGCTTGTCGACGTAGAACGCCACGCCATCGGCTATGGTGTCGGCCAGGATCTGCGCGGTGCGCGTGGCCGTCTCGAAGGCGAACATCGTGTCTTCCGCGCACGTGCGCGATCCCCAGAAGCGTTGGCCGTTGAAAGTCACCAGCGTGGTGATGTCGCCCTCGTTGAGTACACCGGCATCAGTGGCCGGGTCTTGCAGATCCCAGTGAACATCCTTGGAGATGCCGGTGACTCCGGCCACCGGCACGTTGGACAGGCTCTTGTGCCAGCCCTGCTCGGTGTCGATCTTGGCGCGCAGGCCGAGCGCACGCGCGGTGGCATACGCCGCCGTCGTGGTGCTGGTGGCGGTGTCGAACGCCAGGAAGTCCGGCCAGATCAGCATCAGCTCGCGATCGCTGAACTGGCCTCGGTAGGTGACGGCCTCAGCGACTGTCTCTGCAACGGGGCGCACATACGCCATGGCGCGCAGCTTCTTGGCGATGGTCGCCAGTGCCTTGGCGACCGGCAGCGTGTCCAGCCCGGGCGCGCCGAGGATGCGCGGACGCACGCCCAGCTGTGCCTGCGCGGCGAGCAGTGCATACAGGCCGGTGTAGCCGCTGGACTTGGCCTCGCCGATGACGTTGCTGGACGTCTTGGCCGCATCTTCGCCATCGTCCACACGCACCACGATGGTCACCGGGTTGGTCTGATCGGCGATGCCCTGCAGCGTGGCGCGCAAGGTGCCCTGGGTGCCGGCGCTGGCGACCGCACCGAGCACATCGGTGATCAGCACCGCCTTGTTGAGTGGAAAGACTTTCTCATCCGCATCGGCGGCCGTGGCGACCAGGCCGACAACGGCAGTGGAAACGGTGCGGATGGTGCGCGTGCCCGCGCTGACTTCGATGACGCGGACGCCGTGGTGGTAGGCAGTGGACATAGATTCCTCGATCAGGACGAGCGGAAGCGGAGCGGGATGGTCAGGCGTGCGCGGGCGTTTGCTGGAGCAACGTCGGTGCGCTGGCCTTCGATGGTCAGCACGAAGTTGCCGGGCGCATCACTGACGACCAGGTCGACGCGGGTCAGGCGCAGGCGCGGCTCCCAGCGCATCAACGCGGTGGCGGTGGCGCCGTAGAGCAGCGTGCGGGTGGCGCCGTTGAACGGTTGGTCGATCAGCTCCGGCAGTAGCGAGCCGAAGTCACGACGCTGCTCACGTGTACCGATGGGCGTGGTGAGGATGCAGGCGATCGACTGGGCCAGATGCTGCTCGCCCTCGATCACGCGCCCGGTAGAGGCATCGACGCCGATCACTGCGGGCCACCGCTGAGCGCGCTGCCGGCGGTCACGCCGGTGGTCTTGTGGTTCTTGAGGCTGATCCCGCCGCCGAGTACGTCCGTGTCGACCGTGGCCGTGCCGGTGATGCCGGCGTCGCCGTTGATCTGGGTGGTGCCGTTGACCGTCAGCGGGCCGTTGAGGGTGATGCCGCCATCGGCCGTAATGATCGCGGTGCCACCACTGGGCAATGTCGCCTGCAGCGCATGCGCGTCGGTGTCGTAGTGGATCTGCGCGCCATCGGCAAAGCGCAGCACGTGCAACGTATCGGACGCAGCGGGCGCGGCGAATTGGTCGGAATATAGCCCGCGTAGCACCAGGCCATCGGCCAAATCGCCGGCCGGCGACAGCACGACGACCTGTTCGCCGATTGCCGGCGCCGACCAGATGATGGTGGTGCCGGCCAGGGTGACCACCCAGGGCAGATAGTCGGTCAGCATCTCGCCGACCTGCACGCGGCATCGCGCGTTCACCAGGTTCACCTCGGCCACAGTGCCCAGGCGAATGGCGTTACTCAGTGCGGAGGATGCGGTGCCCATGCAGCCATGGTCGGTGCCTTCAAGATGTGGCGCACTTGAATCGATGCGTATAACGGTTGGCTACACGGAGTGCAGTCGAGTGCATTTGATCAAGCGACGTCGGCGTGCTGCGCCTCACGATCCAGTATGCGCCGGCTCTGACGTCAGGCGAAGCCTACTGCCTCTGCAGCTAGCGTAATGGCCGTGGTTGAAACATAGCCAGTGGCATTGTTACGGATACGAATGGTCAACCTGCCTTCCCCATAGCACTCGTTGCCTGATCCCGAGAGCGCTGTGGATGTGATGCTGCAGCCATGGTCGCCGGTCAACGGCGAGTAGTTCGCAGCTGAGTTGGAAGATGTCCCATTGCGATTGCCACGCAGCCAGGACACGGCAAAATCTAGCTGCACAGAATAGTTGCTCGCCGGTTGCCCGTTGGGTAGCCAAGTTCCGGAGATTGGCGAGCCGCCCACCGCTTTTCCAGAGAGGCCAATCGCCCAGGTGCCATTGGCCCGAATCGAGAACGAAACGCTTGCCGTCTGGCTACCGCCTTCGGAGGTGAGTGCCTGGCTGCTTGCGTAGTAGCGGACGCCGTTGTTGGAGAGTGAATAGACGGCGCTTCCCTTCCTCGCCCAACGGTTGCTGAGATCCGAACCAGCATTGTCGCGGTAGCCGACGTCCGGCGCTCTGCTGCCAAACGCCAAGGGCGCATACCGGCGGTGCAGATCGTTGCCATCACTGGAGCGGTAGCCCGATGCGCCGCCAATATCGCCTTGCACGTACAGGTCGAAGACATCATCGAAGTCGAGTCCTGCACCTGAGCGGTAGCCCGTTGCCATGACTAGGCGGCCGCCGGTGGCTGGAACGCAGCTGCCTCGTTGTGGAGGCGGTCATAGACGGCCTTCAGATACACGACCACGCCGGCAGCGCTGACATTGGACAGATCTTGGCCGGTCACAGGATCGGAGAGGCCAGCAGCAAAGGTGCGGGTCGCGATGGCATCTGAGGTGGTGGTAAGCGGCTCCCGGCCGTCCAGCATCTTGTTTACAGCTCCATCGAGCAGCAGGAACTCCATCCCTTGGAAAACGACGTTTGCCACGCCGGTCAACGGGTCGTAGAAGAAATGGGACTCCACCGCGATGCGCTCTACGTCAACGCCTGGTGCGAGTGTGCGAATGCGCGAATTGGTCATCGGTCAGCCTATGAATCAATGGATGGGTCGGAGGTCAGCGAGGTCTGCCTGCAGGCGCCGAACGGCGGTGGACAGTTGTTTGATGGCGTTGAACGCGACTGGCAGGAGCTGATCGATGTGGACCGATGGCACCAGTTCACCGCCAAAGCTCACGCCGTGCGCGTCCACTGTTTCGGGCATGAGTTCCAGCAGCTGCTCTGCATCGAAGAACAGGCGTACCCGTCCATCCGGGTTGTACTGTTCTTTGTAGCGGCCCAGCAGTGTCGTGACCTGTTCTATCTCGGCCAGGCCATAAGGCATCGCGCCCATGATGTCTTTGAGTTTGCGCGATGAGCCGAAGTCAAAGCCCCCGACCGCCGATAGGGCGCCGGAGGTGGTCAATCCCATGCGCTGCTGCAACGCCCCGTTGTTGGTCGCCATGCCGATACGGAGATGACCGTTCTCGCTCCAAAAGCCGATGTTGTAACCACCATCGATCAGCCCAAAACCACCGCCGAAGCTGCCTGAGCTTAGGCACGCAAAGCTGTTGACGCCGTAGCCTGGTTGGCTCACGGTCGAGCGCAGTGATAGGGTGCCTGCCGTGTTCAGGACTGCTTCTGCGGTGGAGTTGAAGGCGCCATTGGGACGGAGATAGATGCTCGCGCCGCCATCGGCCCCGAGGACAGTCACGTTGCTCTTGCTGATGAAATAACCCGATGCGGAGCCAAGACTATCTGCGTTCAGGGATCCAGCAAACGAGCCGGCTCCCGAAACGGCGACCTGCGTAGTTTCGAGGTAGAGCGCGTTGACGAAATCCAACACTGGCGTGCCGTTGCCGTAGTCACGCATGAGCACGCGGCCGGAGGCGGAAACGAGGGCATCAAACGCACCTTGCGCGCCACCGTGAGCTGCCCGGTCATGACATCGCCGGTTTTGACCACGTAGTTGGCGTGTGAGTGGTCGGTAGGCGTGAAAGTTTGCGGCTTGTTGCCGACTTGATCCCAGGACGGCCACGCACTTGCGGTGGCAGGAATGCCGGTCAAATTCTCCCACGCGCGGTAGTAAGCGCCGTGCTGCCCATCGAGCTTGTCGGCGTCCAAATTGTTGCCGGCACCTTCGTCCTTGAGGGCCGCGCCCTTCAGTTCGAGTGCTGTGCGCAGCAGCGCAGCGCTTGTCACGCCCAATAGCCCTCGAACAAACGCGGATGGCGCACCGGCACCCAGCCGAGCGTCCAAGATCTTCTTCAACAGCCATGCGGTAATGACGCGGATTTTGTCGTTGCCTGCAGCGGCTTCTTCTTCAGTCGCTAGCTCGACGATGCCGGCCACGTCAGTCGTGGCGGCCGGATCGGTGAAGTTGGTGCCGCCGAATGTGATTTGCTGTACGTCGATGTCAGCAAACACCGCATCGAGAGCGAGCAGCATCATGGCTGCGGCCGCCTTACCCAGTAGAAGCGTCGGCTGGCTATAGACGGCGAACAGTGTGCCGTTGGACAGGTACAGGCCGAACCCGTAGCAGTCGTAGACGGCATCGGACTCATCGCGGATGGACACGTGGATAGTGTCGTCGGCGGTAATGGTCCCGCCAACCGCTGCTACACGCTTAATTTCGCCGGGCAGCGCGGTCAACGCGGCCGAGGCGCTAAACGGCGCGTTCGCGATGCCAACATGGCTGATCAGCACCGAATTGGTGCCGGTGTTGGGAGCATTGACCAGCGCGGCACGGCCAGCGGTGGTGACTTGGAGCTTGAGACCGGGCATGTCGGTGTCCAGTTACTGGGCGTCCATCAGCAACCGTCGGTAGACGGCTGGCCGCGCAACGGCGAGCACGCCGATGCGGGCTTCTGCTTGGAATCCCTGGGTGAAAGTGAAGTGGGAACGGACAGGCTTGGTGCGCTCGACTTCGGCAATGACTTCATTGACGAAGCGAGAGGTGGCGGTTTGGCCGTCGGTGCCGGTCAGCGTGAGCGTGAGCTCGAAGGTATGCGGCCGGCCGCGCGGCTCGGTCTGCCACCACTCGCGGATGGCCACCGCGCCGCCAAACGACTCGACGACCATACGCACGCTGTTGGCCGTGCCCTTGCGCCGCTGGATCGCCATGGCGCTACGCAGGCGCGAGCGCTTGACCGCATCGCTCCAATCGGCCTTCCAGTCGTCCACCGACAGTGTCCAAGCCAGCCACGGCAGGTGGCCGGCGGGGCATGTGTCTGGATTCCACAGATCCGGGTACGGCAGTGGGATCGCTTCCAGGCGATCAGTGACGGCGGCCAGGGCGCGCTCCATCGGCGTGGCATTGGGCGGCAGCGGGGAGTTACTCATCGATGCCGGCGTGCACGATGTCGATCGCGGTGCAGTAGGCCGCCTGCGTGCGACTGATCCGGATGTCGACTGCAGGCGATTCCAGCTCAACGCGCTGCACGCCATCGGCGAACAGCTTGGCCTTGATCGCGGATTCCGGTACGTCGCGGCCGATGCGGTGCGCCTCGGCGAGATAGGCCTGCAGGCTGCGCAGGGCTTCGCGCATGACCACCGCCGAGTCCGGGCCAGCGTACGTATAGACGCGCCCGCGGATGGCGTACGGGACGATCTGCACGCTCTGAACAGCTACCTCGTCGGTCAAGGGGCGCACATCGGCATCGTTAAGGACGGCGGCCACCTCATCCAGCAGGTCTTGCGGTGCGGTGCCATCGCCGGTGCGCGACTGCACGGTGACCAGCACTTGCCCCGGCGCGGGGCTGGTCGCGCTGGCGTCCATGACATCGGCGGACGCGCTGAGCGCGTGATAGATGTAGGCACCTTCTGGGCCGGCAACGCTGAAGCCCTCCGGCGCCAGCTGGATGCGGCGCCGGAAGTCCACGTCCGATTCGTAGGTCGGTGCAACGCCGTTTGCCGGTTGGCCAGGATCGAGCACCAGGCGCGCGACGCCAAACAATGCGCCCAGGTGATCGAGGTTGGTGCCGATGGCGAAGGCCAGCATGGTCTGCTGCGCCTTGTCGTTGGCGCGCTGGCGGATCAGCAGCTCGCGGGCTGCAAACAGCTGCAGGATCTTGTAGACAGGATCGACTTCTGTGAGCGCCGAAAATTCCGGCATCAGGCGACGAAACTGGACAAGCGCCTCGGCGAAGATCGTCTCGAAGTCCAGCGCCTCAATCAGGTCTGGAGCCTTGAGCTTAGATAAGTCAACAGCGGTAAAGGAGGCCATCAGCTATGTGCTCGGAGTAGCGCTCAAGGATCCTCCTACAGTTCTAGCTAAAGTGTTCGCATGCCGCGTAACAAAGATTTTCCTGATTAGCCCTGACCTTCAGCCGCCAGTCGCAGGATCTGCGCCGCGCTGGGTGGATGCTGCTGTCACTCTGAAGCCAACGAGGTGACGTGATGAGCATCAATGCGGTGCAGTTCCAGGCTGGATTGTCGATGCCTGAGTTCTTCGCGTTCTACGGCACCGAGGCCAAGTGCTATCGCGCGCTCTACACGTGGCGTTGGCCGCAGGGCTTTCGTTGCCCTGTTTGTGCCGGGCGCGTGCGCTCGCGTTTCAAGCGGCGTGCTGCGATCTACTACCAATGCAGCGCGTGCCGGCATCAGACCAGTCTGATGGCAGGCACGATGTTCGAAGGCACCAAACTGCCGCTGCGCACCTGGATGCTGGCCTTGCACCTGTTGACCTCGACCAAAACCAACATGGCCGCACTGGAGCTGATGCGTCATCTGGGGGTTAACTACAAGACGGCCTGGCGGATGACGCACAAGATCATGCAGGTCATGGCCGAGCGTGAAGCCACGCGGAAATTGGCGGGTTTCGTGCAGATCGACGATGCCTATCTCGGCGGCGAGCGTAACGGTGGCAAGGCCGGACGCGGATCAGAGAACAAACAAGCGTTCCTGATTGCGGTGCAGACCGATGCCACCTTCACCGCGCCGCGCTTTGTGGTGATTGAGCCGGTGCGCAGCTTCGACAACACCTCGCTGCAGGACTGGATTGCCCGTCGCCTGGCGCCCGAATGCGAGGTCTACACCGATGGGCTGGCCTGCTTCCGCCGGCTGGAAGACGCCGGCCACGCGCACACCACGCTGGACACTGGCGGTGGTCGTGCCGCGACCGAAACGGCCGGTGCACGTTGGCTCAACGTGGTGCTGGGCAATCTCAAACGCGCCATCAGCGGCGTGTATCACGCTATCGCGCAAGGCAAATACGCAAGGCGCTACCTGGGAGAAGCGGCCTATCGTTTTAATCGTCGATTCCGCTTGCGCGAGATGCTGCCGCGACTTGCCACGGCCATGATGCAATCCAACCCATGTCCAGAGCCGGTCCTGCGTGCAGCGAGCAATTTTCATGGCTGA